GTCAGAGTTTGTCATTATCAACTTTGATGGTGTGGCTGTAGTAAAGGAAGAGATAGAGAAAGGTGGGTTTGATTTAATTGTGGTAGACGAAGCTAGCGCCTACAAGAACGCACAGACAAACCGGTGGAAGATACTGCGAGACATCTGCAAGAACAAGGACTGGCTTTGGCTGCTTACAGGTACTCCAGCAGCGCAATCCCCAGTAGATGCGTTTGGTTTAGCAAAGCTAGTTAGTCCTAAAAATGTACCGCAATACTTTGGGCAGTTTAAAGACAAAGTTATGCACAAAGTTTCTCAATACGTTTGGAGGCCCAAGCCAGAGGCTAGCGAGATTGTGCACGCTGCTTTACAACCGGCGATAAGATTCCGTAAGGACGAGTGCTTAGACCTGCCTAAGGTTACTTTCGTAGATAGAGAAGCGCCACTTACTTCTCAGCAAGCCTCGTACTACAAGATACTTAAAGATCGTATGATGATGGAGGCAGACGGAGAACAAGTTACATCTGTCAATGCAGCGACTAACCTTAACAAACTCCTGCAAGTATCGGGGGGAGCAGTCTACTCCGACGACCGTGAGGTTATTGAGTTCGATGTTAGCAACCGACTAAAGGTTATCAAAGAAGTAATAGACGAGTCGTCACACAAAGTACTAGTGTTTGTACCATTTACGCACACTATCGAGTTACTTAAAGAGTTTTGCGCGAAGAACAAGATAAGCGCGGAGGTAATCTCAGGTAAGGTATCGGTTAATAAACGCAGTGAGATAATCAAAGATTTTCAGACTACCGACAAAGTAAAAGTGCTAATTATTCAACCTATGGCAGCTTCGCACGGTCTTACCCTTACAGCGGCTAATACTATTATATGGTACGCCCCAGTAACTAGCGTGGAAACTTACCTACAAGCAAACGCTCGTATCGACAGGCCGGGACAACACAACCCAATGACTGTGGTGCACATTGAAGGTAGTGAAGTAGAGCGAAAGCTATACAAGATGTTGCGTTCTAACATAGACAACCACAACAAAATAATTGATTTATATAAACAAGAGATAGATGCTTGACACTGTAAACTAAAGTGTCCTAAACTGGCTTTCCTTTCGATTAGGAGGAGCCATGAAAGATTCAGCAGATAAGCTAACCAAAATCTATCTTAAGATGCGGGAAGCAGTTAAAGAGAAAGAAGAAGATATAAAGAAAATAAAAAAGCAGCAAGAAACGGTAGTAGAAAAGCTGCTTGCGCTCTGTGAGGAGCAAGACCTCGATAGTCTAAGAACGCCCTCTGGCACAGTTAGCCGACGAGTGCAGACTCACTTTTGGACTAGCGACTGGGAAAGGATGCACGACTTCATAAAGAAGAACGATGCCTTTCACTTACTTGAGAAACGAATCTCTACCAAATCTATGCAAGAGTTTCTTGAGGACAACCCTGACCTTATGCCTGCGGGGCTACAAACAAACCGTAAGTATATTGTTTCTGTATTAAAGCCGCGTAAAAAATGATTCGACTTAGAAATGAAAATGGGTGCTTCATACACCCACGGACCAACTCCCCCCGCGATTCGCTACAAGTAGTGATAGTACGTAAGGGAGAGTTATCTAGAAGTTACTACGACAGTAATGGGTTAGCGTGTTGGTCTACTGGTTGTACGCGGCCTGATGACAACGTGCCTGATAGCAGGGTGCAAGCTAGCCGGTGCATGGACTGCACTAAAAGCATTAAAAGCGGCGGGCACAACCGAGGCGCGGCGTGTAAGTTTTATACTGTTATTGAAGTATTACTACCCAAAGACAATATAGTTTGTGAGGTACGCATAAGTGCAAGTAGCTTGTTTGCTAAAGAAACTAATAGGCTCGGGTGGTACAAGTACATTGAGTACTTAGAAAAGAACCAAGAAGAAGTAGAGAATATCTTAACCGAATTATATCTCGTCGAGCATTACAACTCGTACAGGATATATTTTAAACCCGTTCGACCTTTAGCCGAGGAAGAACTTGCGAACGTGGAGCAGCAACTAAAAGCGGCTTCGCAACCAACTAATCCTTTTATAGGAAACTCAGAGGAACTATACATGGCTAATCAATTTCACATAATCAAAAACGTTGAAGCTCGTTACCCGCGTCTGGACAAGCCGTACCGGTTTGACAACAAGGCAGGGAAGAACGGCAAAAGCGTCCCATGCGACCCCGCCGAAGACGGTGCGCGTTACGAGCTAGACTTTAGCATGTCTGCGGATCAAGCTAAGGGCCTGTATAAAATGATGCAGGACGCTTACGCCAACGCAAAAAGCCGTGACAAGTCTTGGCCCACTAAGCTAGAGATGCCGTTCAAGAAGCAAGACGATGGTAGTTTTGTAGGTAAAACTAGTCTTAAGGCGGCTTATAGCGGTAGTGTAACCGAGCCACCTGCTCAGTTCGATGCTCAGAACGAACGCCTTGGCGCTGACTTTATGTTGACTACAGGTAGTACCGTAAGCATAGCGGTCGAAATGATCCCGTTCAAGATGGCTTCTACTGGTGTATCTCTCAGGCTTCGTGGTGTACAGGTGCTTGAGTACATTCCTTACAAACCTGCGTCTCCTTTCGATGCGGTTGACGGCTTTACTGCTGACCAAAGCAAGAGCCTATTTGCCGAGCCTGCTGCCGTTGAAGAAGACGATGGTATGTTTGAAGCTGAGGGACAGATTACTAAACAGCCTGATTTGTTTGACGACGAAGAAGAGCCGGAAGTTACTGAGCCTGTTAAGCGCAAGAAGAAAAAAGAAGCGGCACCTGTTGAAGACGAAGAGATGTCTGACATTATTGATATATGGGGCGACGAAGACTAATGAGCTATGGCTACACAACAAGGCTTGGTAGCCTGAATAAGCTAGCCGACGGCACCATGCTGGGAGTAAAACTAGGTCGCGTGTGCATCCGAAAGGAAGTTCCCGTTGCCCAAGTTGCTTACCAGCTTGGGGTTAGCCGCCAAACTGTTTATAACTGGTTTTCAGGAGTCCACAAGCCCAGTGAAGAACTAACAGATACTATTAAACAACTAATAATAGAGTATAAAAAATGACTGACTTCAACCTCATAGACTATGTAGTCCCTAAAGGCGGCTATTACTGTGTGGTTGGCGCAGGCTCAGGCTTCAAATCAGAGTACACAAAGGACCGAGCAGAAGTAGACATCTTAGTCGAGCAGTTTGTTAAGCAAGACAAGGATGTTTACTTCATGTTGGGCAAGGTGACAGAAGCCGGAAGCAGAGAAGCAACAAACGTAGAATCTTTACAGTCTGTCTGGGTAGACATTGACTGTGGTGAAGGTAAGGCCAACGACATAGACGATGCAACAGGCCAACCTAAGGGTTACGAAACTAAGAAAGAAGCGCAGCTCGCGCTGAAAGAGTTTTGTGAAACTGTGGGGTTACCTTTCCCCGCTGTAATAGATTCTGGGGGTGGCATACACGCATACTGGGCGCTAACTGAAGAAGTGCCAAGGACGCGGTGGCTACCCATCTGCAAACGTTTGAAGCAAGTCTGTGTAACTCAAGAGTTTTACGCCGACCAAAGAGTATTTGATGCGTCTCGCATCTTAAGAGTACCGGGGACCTTTAACCAAAAGTACGATCCTCCTGCTCCAGTAACTGTTATACGCCCAAACGACAAACGAATTACACCTGACGACCTAAGAGAAATACTAGGTGTAGATTCTGAAGCGGAAGAAGTAGAACGCGGGGCAGTAGCGTTAAGCCCGCTTGAAGAACTGGAATACTCAAACTACACCAGTGTGTTCAAGCGCATAGTTACACGCAGCGACGGGTGCTTGCAGCTTCAAGATTGCATCCGGACTAGGCAAGCTTTAGAAGAACCGCGTTGGTTCGACGCGCTATCAATTGCTAAGTTCTGTAGCGACAGCACGAAGGCGGCGGTCATCCTCTCAGAGGGTCACCCTGATTATTCTTTTGAAGCAACTCAACGTAAGATGCACGGTATCAAAGGCCCTCATTCATGCGCCGAGTTTGCTTCACACAATCCTGAAGGGTGCAAAGGATGCCCGCACAAGGGCAAGATAAAGACGCCCATAACACTAGGGCAAACGGTTAAAAGAGCTAGTAATAGTGTGGGGCCTGTTAAGTATCGCCCTCCTTACTTAAAAGGAGAGAACGGCGGTATCTATGTACAGGACAAGGAAGGTGAAGCGCATTTTGTGTACGAATATGATTTCTATATAAGCCAACGTATGACTGACCCTAACGATGGCGACGTGGCTATAGGGGTCGTATACCTCCCTAAAGACGGCAAACGAGAGTTTACTATACAGAATGAACAGTTAGATACCCGTGAGCTTACTAGGGTACTAGCTAAGAACGGTATCCTATCAGACAAAAAATCTACTCCCCACTTGCATAAATATGTCATCGACTCCATTAAAGCATTGGGCACAGAAAAGGCAGCAGATAAAATGCGCGTACAATTTGGTTGGGCAGATGGAGACACTTCCTTCATCGTTGGAGAAAGCGAAGTAAAAGTAGACGGTGTATATCACTCGCCGCCTTCAACTATTACTAACGTATACAGTGACTTCTTACAGCCTCGTGGGTCTTACGAGAAGTGGCAGGAAGTGTTTAACATATACAATAGACCGGGTTTAGAGGTGCACGCTTTCGCTGCGCTTAGCGGATTCGGCTCTACCTTACTTAAGTTTACAGGGCAGAAAGGCGCTATCATAAACTTAGTTCACCCTCACGCAGGTACAGGTAAAACTACAATCTTACGTATGGCTAACAGTATTGCGGGTGATCCTGAGATGTTGTTAGGTACGCCGGACGATACCGCAGTCGGACGGATAAATAAGCTAGGCACATTGAATAACATAGTTAACACTATGGACGAGCTTACTAACTTGGACGAGACAGAGGTAGGTAAGTTTGCTTACGCTGCTTCGCAAGGCAGGGGTAAAGAGAAAGCCCAGATGCACATAAACGCCAACCGCAAGAACGAGATTACTTGGCGTAACATAACTCTGTCTTCGAGTAATGCCTCCTTCTACCAGAAGCTAATGAGCTTGAAGAACGCACCTGATGGCGAGCTGATGCGCATCATTGAGTTTACTATTGACTACCAAGGCGTGGATGTAGTCTCTACGGCTGAAGGTAAGCAGATGTTTGATCACCAGTTAAGCCAGAATTTTGGGCATGCAATCATACCTTTTGTTCAACACATCATGGCAAACCCCGACCACGCAAAAAGCACGCTGCTTGGGATACAGGCTAAGATAGACAAAGAGTTGAGCTTGACGCAACGGGAAAGAAACTGGTCTGCTATTATAGCTTCTAATATAGCTGCGGGGGTGCTAGCAGTGGAAGCCGGCATCATAAACTTCGGAATGAAACGCATCTTCCAAAAAGTAGCACCTCAGCTTAAAGTTATGCGTGCAGAGACGGTAGCTCCAGTAAGCGATTGCTTTGCTTTAGTAGGCGAGTTTATTAACGAGCACGTTCCTAATGTTTTGTCTATTGACGCGGAAGCGGACGCTCGTTCTGGTAAGCCTAAACGTCCTTACTTGGAGCCACGAGGCGCACTTTATATACGCGAAGAGCCAGACGCAAACATAGTGTATATAGCGGTGAGTAAGCTGAGGAAATATTGGGACCTTAAGCAAGTGGACTACAACCGCACTATTGCTGAGCTGAAAGCCAAAGGTTGCTGTATTAAAGTGTATAACAAAGATATGGGTAAAGGCATGCCTATGACTACAACTCCCACCCGCTGTGTGTGGCTTGATTCATCTCATCCAGAATTTATTGGGGCAAGGGCAATAGCTAAGGAAGCAGACGATGCTAGTGGAGAGAGTGAGCCACCAGATTAACTGGAAGAAGTTCAAGGCAG